TAGAGAAGCAGACGATACATTTAAAACTATGTCTCATGTAGACTTACTTGATTACTTCTACGAAGACAGGTCTTGGAGAAATAACAACACAGTTTCTATGGGCATGGATATGGCTAATGTCATGGGTGAAGATAATGAAGAAAGAATACAACAGTTTGCTTACATAGCACAAACATATAAATCATTGCCTTCATTTTGGAATGACCCAAATAGAAGTTTTGGTTCATGGTTAATTGATAATGGAGGTGCAATGATAGCTGACCCTGTTAATTTAATAGGTGTTGGGGTTGGCGGACAAGCCGCAAAACAAGCATATTCGATTGCATTAAGAGCCGCTATAAAAAATAAAATGTCAGGAGAACTTTCTGCAATAACTATTAAAGCCGCCGCTAAAGAAGCAGAAAAAGCCGCTATCGGACAAGCTATGAAAAAAGGAGCATTAAACGAAGGTACTGTTAATGCTGTTATAGCAGGTGGACAAGATATTCTGTTACAAAACACTGCTATCAACGCAGGTATTCAAGATGAATTTAGTTTAAAACAATCAGGTATTAGTACCTTCGCAGGATTTGGATTTGGTACAGTATTTGGTGCGGCATTTTCAGGAGGTGCTTTTAAATTAACTAACAGCAGTCTCGCAAGAAAATCTATTAAAAATCTTACCGACATGCACAATTATGGTAAGAGTACCACTACTGGTTCTAAACTATTTGATGATTTAACTATCACTAGCAAGTCAAGTAAAGCTGACATCAATGCTCCTAAAAATAAACAACCCCCAAAAACTACCAAAGAATATATTAAACAATTAATAAAAGATAGAATTTATAGAGACGATAAACCACCTAAACTAATTATCAATGCTACTAAACAGAGAAAAGGTGGTTATCAAAGTTTTGTTAAAAACAGTATTGCAGAGATAACAGAAAAAACAAAAGTAGATTTAGCAGAAGGTAAAACAACTAAAGCACAAATGGTTGAAGAGGCTGTTGCTTTAGGTCAAGATAGAAAAAAGTTTGAAAAAATGGCTGATGATATGGCTAACTCTGAAGCATTTGTAAAAGCACATGCAACTGTTGTAGCACAGGGAGATAAAATTAGAACTACGTTTGATACTATAGGTACATTAAGTAATGAATTAAATAATATTGATTTATCACCTGCTGAACAATTAGATATTGTTAAACAAATAAGAGCATTGAGGGATAGTTTAGAGACAGATATTATAAGAAAACAAAAAGGTGCGGCTAATTCAGGACGAATGCAAGTCGCTCATCAAATAAATGCTGATGGAGATAGAGCCGCAAAATTAGTAGTTGACCCTGAAGACCCTAAATTAAAAAAGAAGATTAATGGTACTTTTGAAGAAGAATTAGAATATTGGAAAGCTGTCGGTAAACTTGGAGATAGAGAGCAAATTATTGCCGCACATCAAAGAGCAAGAGATACTGATACATGGGATTTAATATCAGAGTATGTTAATAACAATCTCCTATCATCACCTGACACTCATATATTAAATATTATATCAGGTTTGACACAAGTATTTTGGAAACCTGCAACTATGTTATTAAGAGGTGCAAACATGTTGCCTCACGATAAAGCAAGAGCAACTGTTGTAATGAGAGAAGCGTTACAAACTTTTGTATATCAATTTGCGTTTACAGGACATGCTTTAAAAAGAGCAGGTAAATCTTTCTATGAAGGCAGAGCAATTCTTGACAGTACCCACATGAAACATGATAGTAATATTAGACAAGGACAGCTTCAAAGATGGATTAGTGAGATAGGCAAACTAGCCACTGAACCTATGGGAGATGTTGGTAGAGTTGTTCAAAAAGCTATAGTAGACCCTATAGCAATTACTACAACATTGCCCATGAGAGTTTTATCGGCAGGAGATGAATTTCTTAAATCAATGATGTTTAAAGGTAGAATGGCGGCACTTGTTAATTCAAGAGTAATAGAAGAAACCCCAGATTTTTCTATCCTTAAAGGTGATGGATTTAGAGCAAAATATAAAGCAAAAAAAGCAGAACTAGAAGCAGAGTATATAGATAATAAAACAGGCAGAGCAGTAGATATAGGCAGTACAGTTACAGATAGATTAAACTCGCCTCTTCACTATGCAAGAGAAGGTTCATATACTAATCCTGCTCATTCAGTTGACCCTGAAACAGGTAAATCAACAGGCAAAATTACTGGGTGGATATTACAACAAACTGGAAAAGCAAAATGGACAAGAGCATTAGGTCTTCACTTTATTAATACACCATCAAATTTATTAAGATGGAATTTCCAACATTTACCTTTTCTTGGTAGATATCAATTTCAAATGAAACACATGTTAGCGGAAGCTGATACAAAACCTTTAGCAAAAGATGCAGGAACATTTTCAAAAATAACAAACTTAATAAGTAAAAGTAAAACAACAAGACCTTTTAGAGATGGGGTCGATAAACTTTCTTTAGGTAAAAGCGTACAAACTAGATATTTAAACCCAGAGGCGGCGGCAGAAGCTAATGCAAGAATACAGATGGGTTATCTTTTATGGGGTGGTGCATTGGGTTTAGTAGTGGCAGGAAAATTAACAGGAGGTGGTAGTAGAGATTGGAGAATTAACAGAGAAAGAGAAAGAAATACTGGTTGGCAACCTTACTCATGGAAAACAGCAGATGGTAGATATATTTCTTTAAATAGATTAGACCCACTGTTCACGCCAATGTTTATGATGGCAGATATATTTGAAGCATATTCTAGTTATGTCGAAGAAACTGATGATTTACCTCCAAGTGTAGAAAAGAAATTTACAGAAGCCGCTATGGCAGGAGTAACATTATTAACTAGAAATTTAACTTCTAAATTTTATACAAAAAATATAATTGAATTATTTAACTTTATGTCTTCAGATGATTTTATGAATGAAAGAAGTCCTGAAAGAGCAGTTGGTTCAGTATTTTCACAATTTGCATATAAAGCAATTCCTATGTCTGGAGGTATAAAATATGTAAACAGAGTAACAGATGAGTGGGAAAGAGACATTTATGATTTCATTGATAGACTTAAATTAGCAGACCCTAGAGGGATAGGTGACAGAATTATGCCCCATAGAAATATGTTTGGTCAAACAATTAATAGAAAAACAGGTTGGTTGTTTGGTCTAGGAGGAGCAACTGGTTTATGGTCAACACCCTTTGCTATGACAAAATGGCAAAACAGTAAAACTGCTAAATTTCTTGATACAGTTAAAAACTGGAACTATTCACCACCTTCTAAAACTGACAGGGCTAGTGGTATCAATTTAAGAAATATTAGAAACAAAGATAACCAAACTGCTTATGATAGGTGGTTAGAATTAAAAACAACAATAAAATTCAATGCAAGAGGTGGAATTATAAAACGCCCTGATAAATATACAGGTAAAATGTATGACCTTCAACAGACAGTAGAACGTCTTGTAGCTGATTTAGATGGTAAATTTTATGCTTACCCTGAAGGTGAAACAAATGGAACAAATTATCAAGCACAAGTTATTACAGATTTAGTACGTGATGCAGAAGGTGTTGCTTACTTTATGATGATTGAAGAATTTCCTGAGATTAAAGCTAGAATAATACTTCAAGATGAATATGTAAAAAACAAATTTAAAGAGAGCAAAAAGTCTTACTTAGATGGTCTCCTTAACTAATATTAAAAAGTACCCCTTTTAGAAGAATTCAACCCAAAATAAGGAAAATAACACATGGCAAATAGTTTTGTACGTTACACAGGTAACGCTAGTACAACAGCTTTTGCTATATCTTTTAGCTACAGAGCGGCAACAGATTTAACAGTAACGGTTTCAGGAACAGCTACTACAGCATTTACACTGAACGCCGCAGGAACAACTTTAACATTTAATACTGCACCTGCGAATGCTTCAGCTATTGAGATTAGGAGAAAAACCTCTCAGACTGCAAGGCTTACAGATTATGCTGATGGCTCAGTTTTAACAGAAAATGATTTAGACACAGATAGTGAACAAGCATTCTTCATGTCACAAGAAGCTATTGATGATGCCTCAGATGTAATCTCATTAGACAACTCAGATTTCCAATATAATGTAGGAAACAAAAGATTAAAAAATGTATCAAACCCTACGTCAGCACAAGATGCTGTCACAAAGAATTATTTAGAAAACACTTTTTTAACAACAGCTAACAAAACAGCTTTAACAAATGTTAATGCAAATATTTCAGCTATAAATACTGTAAATTCAAGTGCAACAGCTATAAATACTGTAAACTCAAATTCTTCAAACATTAATACAGTTGCAGGTTCTATAGCTAATGTAAACACAGTAGCAAGTGATATTGCAAAAGTAATTGCAGTAGCAAATGATTTAGCAGAAGCAGTTAGTGAAGTAGAAACTGTTGCAGATGATTTAAACGAAAGCACTTCAGAAATTCATACTGTTGGAACTAATATTGCAAATGTAAATACAGTTGGACTAGCTATTGCCAATGTAAATACAGTAGCAGGAATATCTTCTACAATTACAGCAGTAAATAATAATTCAACAAATATAAATGCTGTAAATTCAAATTCTACAAACATTAATACTGTTGCAGGAAATAATTCAAATATAAATACAGTAGCAGGATTAAATTCGGCAATCGGTACAGTAAATGGTAATGCTTCTAATATAAATACAGTAGCAGGAAATAATTCAAATATTAATACAGTAGCAGGAGCAAATTCAAACATAACAGCAGTAGCAGGAATTGCGTCTGATGTAGCCGCAGTAGAAAATATAAAAGCTAATGTAACTACAGTTGCAGGAATGTCGTCAGCTATTAATACTGTAAATGGTAATTCAACAAATATAAATGCAGTAGCAGGTGCAACCACTAATATTAATAATGTAGGTGGTGCTATAACTGCAATTAATAATGTTAATACAAATTTAGCTTCAGTAAATGCTTTTGGCAATCAATATAGAATTTCAGGTTCAGCACCCACAAGTTCACTAGATAGTGGAGATTTATGGTGGGACAGTACAAATAATATTTTAAAAGTTTATGGTGCTTCAGGCTTTCAATCAGCAGGTAGTTCTATTAATGGAACTTCAGCTAGATTTAAATTTATAGCAACAAACAATCAAACAACTTTCACAGGTTCAGATGCAGGTAGTAATACTTTAGCTTATGACCCTTTA